CGCCAATTTGCCGGGTCAGGGATGGCAAACAGTACACGACAGCGCACAAGCCCATTGGGCACAAGCTGCCATGGCTTGGTGGTCCTGGTGCGGCGCACTGGCGCTGCCGAAGCCATGCCACCTACGTCCTCAAGAGCCATAAGGAGCTTGGCATTGACGTGCCGGAGATAGTGGTGGCCGGCCGGACCCGTGCAAGCATGGACGGCCAACTGCCAGCCGATACAACCTACGCGGATTGGCTCAAGAAGCAGTCTGCAGGCCGCCAGGACGAAGTGCTCGGGCCTACCAGAGCAAAGCTCCTACGAGACGGGAAACTGCCGCTGGAGCGCATGTATTCGCAGTCTGGAAAGTATCTGACCATCGCCCAGCTCAAGGAGCAAGACGCCGCGGCTTTCAAGCGCGCCGGTCTATGATCGCGCGGTGCCTGACCTCCGCATAGTCCCGCCATCGCCGCCTGATGAGAAACAGGCGCTGATCGAACGCATCAAGCGCATGCCGCGCCCGCCAGGCACCATCCAGTGCCCCAAGTGCGGCAGCCGCTCCATCATGACGGTGGTCAACGGCTCATGGATCGACAGCCAGGGCAAGTACCACCGCGGCACGGTTTGCGATGACAGGGTGTGCTACGACTGCCACCGCAAAGGCATTTGGACACCGATGATGCCCAGCCCGCCACGGCTAGCGGAAGAACCCAAGCCCAGGCGCACGAAACCGAAGGCTGTGAAGTAACCGATTCAGGTCGTACGACCAACCCAACAACCCGCCCCGAGCAATCGCGGCGGGTTTTTCATTGCCCAGCGAAAGCGGAAGCTCCAACGGGCGCTTTGGCAGTAAGCCATCACCTATTGAGCAGCAAGCTCGAACCATCACCATGAAACTGAAACTCGACTCCAACGGCGCGGTAGTTCTGCAGGATGGCGCCCCTGTGTACGTCAAAGAAGACGGCACGGAGATCGCCTTCGATGGCGCCAAGGCTTTCGCCAAGATCGGGCAACTGACAGGCGAGAACACGGCTTATCGCAAGCGCTTTGAGGATGCAGAAAGCAAGCTCAAAGGCTTTGAAGGAATCGCAGATCCGGCGAAGGCGCTCGAAGCGCTCCAGTTGGTCGCCAACCTCGACGCCAAGAAATTGGTGGACGCGGGCGAGATCGAGAAGGTCAAGGCCGAAATCGGCAAGGCCTTCCAGGTCCAACTGGACGAGGCCAAGGGCAATGCCTCCAAGCTGGAGCAGCAGCTTTATGCCGAGATGATCGGCGGCAGCTTCGCGCGTTCCAAGTTCGTCGGGGAAAAGATGGCGATCCCGCCAGACTTGGTGCAGGCCTACTTCGGCAAGGCCTTCAGCATCGAGGAAGGTCGAGTGGTCGCCAAGGACGCCAACGGCAACAAGCTCTATAGCGCGGCCAGTCCCGGCGATCTGGCGGGCTTCGATGAGGCCCTGGAAATGCTGGTGAGCCAGTACCCCGGCAAGGACCACATCCTCAAAGGGACGGGAGCATCCGGCGCTGGCTCCCAAGGCTCTGCAAACGGTGGTGGAGCACCCAAAGGCAATTTCGGCGGCTCGAAAGCTGACCGCGTTGCCGCCATCAAGCAACTGACATCGAACGCCTGACAAGGCGAGAAAGGCACATCATGGCACTGTCCGATATGAAGGTATTCAACGAATACCTCAAGCGCGCCACCATCGAAACCCTGGCGCAAGACGTGGCGAAGTTCAACGCTGCTTCTGCGGGCTCCATTCAACTGACCACGCAGAGCATCGACGGCGATTTCCTCCAGGAATCGTTCTGGGCCGGCATTCACAGCGCGCAGCGCCGAGTGGATCGCTATGCCACGAACAACGCCCAGAGTGCAACACCCCTGTCCCAGAAGCAGTACGACTCCGTGAAGATCGCGGGCGGCTTTGGCCCCATTCTGTGGGAGCCGGGGCAACTGAGCTGGGTGCAGAAGTCGCCCGAGGAAGCGCTGGAGGTCATCTCCCGCAATCTGTCCGAGGCGATCATGTCCGACCAGCTGAACACGGCCATCGCCGCACTGGTCGCAGCCATCGCCAACCAGGCGGGCGCAACCAACGACGTTTCCGCAACTGCTGGCGTGACGTACAGCGCCATCAACAACGCGCACGCCAAGTTCGGTGACGCATCCGCCCGCATCGTGGCGCAGGTCATGACCGGTGCGATGTATCACAAGCTCATCGGCCAGAACCTGGCCAACGCTGAGCGCCTGTTCAGCTTCAGCGGCGTGACCATCGTGGACATCCTGGGCAAGGCCGTGATCGTCACCGATGCGCCGTCCCTGTTCGCTGCTGGCACTCCTGACAAGGTGAAGGTGCTGTCTCTGGTCAACGGTGCGGCCGTGGTGTCCGATGGCTCGGACCTCATCACCAACATCCAGACCACGAACGGCAAGGAGCGCATCGAAACCACGATGCAGGCTGACTACACCTTTGCCCTGGGCCTCAAGGGCTACACCTGGGATACGGCCAATGGCGGCAAGAGCCCGACCAACGCTGAGCTGGCGACGGGTTCCAACTGGGATCTGGTCGCAAACAGCGTCAAGGCAACGGCTGGCGTCATCACCATCGGGGACGCATCCAAGTAAAAAGGACGGGGCTTCGGCCCTGTCTCCCTCAGGAGAAAGCATGACTCAAGAAGCCCAAGTCTGGTATGAGCCGCACCCCGTGACGCCACTGCGCAAAGCAGAGTTGCGCGCGCAAGGATTCCGCATCATCGATGCGGTGTTCAGGCCGCGAGGCTACGAGAATCCTGGAGATGGCAAACTGCCCGAAGCCCAGCAGCGCGCCATCCTGATCGCTGAGCTTCGGACCAAGGGTGTTGAGTTCGATGAAACCATGCCCACGGACGAACTGCGCGCCCTGAGCATCACGGACCCGGACCCGGACACGAACAAGGACGGCAAGCTCTCCATCGGCGAGATTCGCGCCGCCCTGACCGAGCGCGGCATCGCATTCGATCCGAAGGCGAAGAAGGCCGACCTGCTGGCGCTGCTGGAAGGCTGAAATGGCCCTGATCGTCGCACCTGTTGACGGCTATGACAGCCTCGTGAGCCTTGCCGATGCCAATGCCTATTGCGCCGACATGGGGCACGCTGGCTGGACTGGCTCCGACCAGGTGAAGGAAGCAGCATTACGCCGCGCCACACAATACCTGTTGACGCGCTACAGCATCCTGCCCGAGTACCTCGACCCCGTGCACAAGAACGTCAAAGCCGCGTGCTGCGAGGCCGCCTTGCGTGCGCTGTCGGGCTCGCTGAGCGCCGACGTATCGGCCGCCGTAGTGACGCAAAAGACCGTGGGGCCGATCACCGTGGCCTATGACACGAACGTGCGGAATGGCGGGCAGACCCGCTTCGCCATCCTCGATGACCTGCTGCGCGGCCTGACCGATGGCATGGCGGGGGCGGTCAGGCTGGTTCGCGCCTGATGTGGCTGCTGACCCAAGGCAACGGCGAGATTCACGTCACGCCGCTGGATGACCTGCGCCCACATGACCACTCGCCGCGGTGCTGGTGCTGCCCCGTGGAGGATAGCCAGGAGCCGGACGTGTGGACGCACAACAGCATGGATGGTCGCGAGGCCTATGAATCCGGCGAAAGGCTGATGCAATGAGTGTCATCGCATGGGACGGTAAAAAGCTGGCCGCAGATAAGCGCGCATGCCTTGGCACGCTGATCCGTACGACCACCAAGATTTTCCGCGTTGGAGATGCTCTATGCGCCTATGCGGGCGATGCGGATGGCGGCGAGGAGATGTTGGCGTGGTTCCGGGCTGGTGCGCCGCCTAATGGATTTCCTGTAAGTCAGCGTGATGAGAATTGGTCAGGCCTGCTGGTAATCCGCAAGGGTGAAATTCTCAAGTACGAAAGAACGCCTTTCCCGGTGCGCTTTGAGGATGGCGCCTTCGCCATCGGCTGCGGGCGGGACTTTGCACTTGCAGCGATGCATCTTGGTCACGACGCGGTGAAAGCGGTGGAGGTCGCAATCGCTCTCGACAGCGGGTGCGGGAATGGCATTGACGTGCTGGAGCTTGAGCCGTGACCTTCTACGCAGAAATCGCTGCAGACGCCCACGCCCTCCTAGCCGAATTCGGCGCGCTCGGGCAAGTCACCCGCATCGAGCAGAGCGGAATCTACAACCCAGACACGGGCGACTACGACACCACCGCTGTCACGCAGGATTGCACTGCGGTGGTGTTCCCCATTGACCAGAAGCTGGTGGACGGGACAACCGTGCTGGCGACCGACGAGCAGGCCTACCTGTCCACCGTGGGACTGACCATCCCCGAGCCCACGCAAAAGCTCGCCTGGGCGGGCAAGACCTACACCATCATGCGTGTGGAGAACCTCGCCCCGGCCGGCACTTCGGTGCTGGTGACGATGATTGTCCGGAGGTGAGCATGGGCTTTGCCGAGAACTTGAACAAGCTGTGCGAGCGCGCCAAGGACAAGGCGCACGTGGTGGTACGCAAGACCGCGTTTGAGCTGCAGGGGATGATGATTGACATGAGCCCTGTGGACACTGGGCGCTTTCGCGGTAACTGGGCCGTGGGCCTGGGCGCTGTCAACACCAAGGCCGATGCATCGCCCGACAAGAGCGGCGACGCCGCCAGGGGCCGGGCGCAAGCGGCGTTGCAGGGCTGGAAGCCGGGGCAGACGATTTACCTCTCGAATTCGGTACCGTATGCATTGCGCCTGGAGCGGGGCTGGTCGCAGCAAGCGCCAACTGGCGTCGTCCGCCTCACAGTGCAGCGCTACGGCGATGCCATGGCCGAGGCAGTGAAGGAGCTGAAATGAGCCTTGCCGCCATCCAATCCGCGCTGGAAAAGCGCCTGCTGACCTTGGCCCCGCAACTGCCCACCGCGTGGGAAAACGTCACCTTCACCCCGCCCTCCAGCATGTGGCAGCGCGTGAACCACCTCATCAATGTGCCGCGCGATCTGGCGTTGGAGCGCACGCTGCGCATGGATCGCGGGATTTTCCAGGTCACGGTGCACGCGCCCATCAACACGGGGCGCCTGGCTGCCATGCAGCGCGCCGAGCTGATCCGTGACCACTTCGCCCCGGTGCTGATGCTGACCGAGGGCGCGGTGCGCGTGGACATCGTGGACACGCCGCGCATCGCCTCGCCCATGCCCGATGAAGCGTGGTGGGCGGTGCCGGTGTCCGTGTACTGGAGCGCGTTCATCGCCACCTGAATTCTTGAGCCGGCGCAGACCGGACAACCCAGAGCCGCCCGCTGAGGCGGCTTTTTTGTTTGTGCGCACGAAAGGACTGTTATGCACACCCCCATCGTTTCTGTCATCAATGGCGAGCCGCTGGCCTCCACTGAGGTGATTGCGCGCGGCTTCAAGGTGCCGCACCGCAACGTGATCGGCCTGGTGCGCGCGCACTCCGGCACCCTGGCCGAGTTCGGGGTAATCGCAACTCAGCTGCGATTTAACCCGCGCGGCAAGCCGACAGAATTTGCCCTGCTCAATGAGCGGCAAGCCACCCTTGTGATGACCATGCTTCGCAACACGCCGCAGGTGCTGCAATTCAAGGTCGCCCTGGTGCGCGAGTTCTACCGGATGCGTGATGCGCTCAACCAGCGCGATCAAAACCTGTGGCAGCAGATGCAAGCACTGATTGCCCGCGAAGTCGAATCCAAGGTGCGCGCCAGCTTCGGCAGCCATTTGATGCTTGAGCGCAAGCGCGAGATCCCGTACTTCACCACCGAGCGCGAGCGGCTGGAAGCCGAGCTTCAGCCATCGCTGCTGCCGCACTGATTGCCACACGTCCTTTCGTGGTTGCCCGCCCCGATCCGTCGCGGCGGGCTTTTTTACACCCAGATTCGCCCATGTCACCAGCAACCCGCGAACTCCACCAAACGCTGATCCGCCTCATCAAAGGCTGCATTGGCGCCTGGGAGCGCTGGCTTGAGCAGCAAGCCCAGAAGTAGCTCCACCTTTTTCTCCAACCCTGCCTCGCAGGCCTGCCACTCCCGCCAGGGATCCGCAGCCATGACGCCTCGCAGAAATCGCCCCGACAGGGGCACTTTCTGAAAGGCCCACCATGGCATATTTCCTCGCAGAGGGCAGCAAGTTCCTCTTTTCCGAAACCTTCGGTACCGCCGTCCCCGTCACTGGGGCGACCAATGCCGATCCATCCGTCTTGACCGCAGTCGGTCACGGCTTCGCAGACAACGACGAGCTGCTGTTCACCTCCGGCTGGGAGGACGCCACCGACACGGTGTGGCTGGGTGACCAACTCACCACGGATACCCTGGCGCTGAAGGGGCTGGACACCACCGACACTCAGTGGTTCCCCGCTGGCACAGGCGGCGGCACGCTGCGCAAGGTGACCAACTGGATGGAGATCGGCCAGGTGCTGGACAGCCAGCCCTCAGGCGGCGATGCCCGCAACGTGACCATTGAGCCGCTGTCGCGCCGCAATGCCATCAATATGCCGGCGGGCTTCAATCCGTCGAGTCTGTCGCTGACTCTGGGCTACGACCCTGCTTCTGCATCGCAAATGGCACTGAACAAGCTGAGCCGCAACCTGAGCAAGCGCGTGGCCTTCAAGTTCCTGCTGGCCGGCGGCCAGACGGGCTACGGCTATGGCACCGCCCAACTGGCGCAAATGCCCAACATCGCTAAGGGCTCGGCTATCAGCGTCGCGCTGAACCTGAACTTCCTCGGCCTGTTCGTGGGCTACCCGTCCGCCTCCTGATTCCGGGCGCAAGCCCATCAAGAGCACCGACCCTGCCTCGTTCGCCCTTCCGCTGGGGCGGCGGGGTGGGGCACGGGCATTTCACTTCCCCAGCGAAAGACCAACATGACTGAAAAAGCACCTAGCCTCGTGTGCATCGACGGCCCCGAAGACGACTCCTTCCCTGTGCCCATCACGGTGCGCAACCTCAAAGGTGTGGAGAGCACCATCACGTTCGACTGCATTCCCCGTACCGTCACCGCGTGGGCGGCCGAGGGCGACAAGATCCGCGCCGAAGTGGCCGCCAAGATCAAGGCCGATGAAGCCAAGAGCGTGAAGGCCAAGGCAAAGAAGAAGACTGAATCCGAGCAGGACCCGACGACGGAGGCGGAGACAATCCGCCTGGAAGCCATGGTGACCGAGCGCATCAACAACGACGCTGGCCTGGCGCTGCGCATCGCCAAGGGCTGGAGCCTCACCGATAAGTTCGCCGCCGCCGCTATCGCCAAGCTGGAGGACAAATTCCCCGGCGCCGTCCGCTCCCTGCATCAGGAGTACAGCAAGCGCATCAACGGAGAGCGCGAGGGAAACTGATAGCCGCCGCGCAGTTTCTCCACCGGGACACGTCGAAAGACAAAGGAGCTGCGCGGCCGATGCGCATGGTAGGTTTTGACATCTTCGCCCCGACCACGCAGCAGACTCGCGATTGCAAGGTGTGGCGCGAAAACTGGGAGTCCGTGCTGTTCTTCGCCAACTATTGCGACACTCAGTGGCGCTATGTGGGCGTTGGTATGGGAGGCGCTGTTGCCACGGGCTTGGACCATGCAGCCGTGATTGCCGCGCTGCGCACGCTCCGCCTCCCACGAGAACGCTTCGATGCAGTCTATGCCGACGTGCGAACCATGGAGCGCGCCGCGCTGGGGGTGATGAACAAAAGGCGGGAGGGCTAAAGTCTCATGCCGCCTGGGGATGGTCCGGCTGGGCCACCAGCTTCACGCCCAATGCCTTGCATACCCGGACGATAGTATCGAAGCGTGGACTGGCGTCGGCCCTGAGCGCCTTATAGAGCGCCTCACGGCCGATGCCTGCATCCGCTGCAATCTGGGCCATGCCGCGTGCGCGTGCCACAACACCCAGTGCATGGGCTAGTTCGCCAGAGTCCCCCTCTTCGATCACCAGCGTGAGGTAAGCGGCGATGTCCTCTTCGTCACGGAGGCGCTCTGCAAGGTCAAAAGGGCGGGTCTTGGTGGTTTCGGTGGTCATGGCTCACTCCGGCAGGGTTTTGGACAACGCGATGGCGGAAGCAATGTCCGCCTGCTGAGAGGACTTGTCGCCGCCTCCCAACATGATGATCAGCACGTCCCCGCGCTGCACGTAGTACATGCGCCAGCCAGGGCCGAAGAACTCACGCATCTCGAAAACGCCTTCGCCCACTGGCTTGACGTCGCCAAGGTTGCCACGGGAAGCCTTGTCCAGTCGGCGGGCCAGGCGGATACGCGTCATGCGATCCTTCAAGCCATCCAGCCAGTTGTCGAAGGGTTCCGTGGTTTCGATCAGCATGCGGTTATTGTATTCGAACGAATACAGACTGGCAAGAGCTGATTGGTCGGGCAGGAGGTGGAAGACCGAGCGCATGGCATAGATCCGATCAGGTAGCATGCCCTGTCCTGAAAGGAGGGTGTATGGAGATTGTCATTGGATGGCTCATCTGCGCAGTGGTGGTCGGCGTTATTGCCGGGAATCGGGGGCGTAGCGGCTTTGGCTGGTTTTTGATCGCAGCTTTGCTATCGCCGTTGATTGGGCTGATCTTGGTTTTGGTGTTCCCGAAGACGGGGGTGGCTGCCGCAGCCACTGATGAGACGGGCCAGAAGATTACGGCAGAGACTCATGTCCGCTGCCCCGAATGCAGAGAACTTGTCCGGAAGGACGCCCGTAAATGCAAACACTGTGGTACCGCATTAATACCGCAGTGAGTTAGTCATTCTTCCGAAGGCCCGCCCCGTGCGGGCCTTTTCATTTTGAGCCTCGTGTCGCAAGCCACGGGGCTTTTTCTTTGGGCACACGCATGGCAAATGAAATCGAATCCATCGGATTGTCGATGGACACAAGTGGCGTTGAGAAGGGCATAAAGGCCCTTGATGTCCTTGCTGGCAAAGGTGCGCCTGTAGAAAAGGCCATGGCTCAGGTAGAAGGCGCGGCGAAGAAGACCGCCAAGAGCATTGATGACTTGGCAAATTCCGCCCCGAAAGCTGTTGACTCGGTTGGCAAAACCGCCGCCAAAACGGCGGACGGACTGAGCAAGGTTGGCGGGGCTGCTGATAGCGCGGCTAAGTCCGTCAAGAACATCGGCGCCAATACCGCCCAACTGGACAGGCTCAGCTCGTCTTCCACTGCGAGCGCGATCAGCATCAAGAGCCTTGGGGCGGCGGCGGTGGCGTCTGAAAAGGGCGTGCAGCAGTTCGTGCGCTCTGTTTCTTCTGTGGCCCAGTCCATCGCGGCGGAAGCGGCGAGCATGAACGATGCTCGCGCGGCTGCCGCTGCCTATAGCGCGCAGCACATCGCGGCGGCAAAAGCTATGGTGGACCTCCAGCGGTCGCTATCAGCAACTATTGCGGCAATGGACGGCATGACTGCCAAGGCCAAAGAGATGGCGGCCATTGACATTGCCGGACGTAATGCCGCCGCAGGCGTGCGAGAGGTGAAGGGCGCAGCCGACGAGTCGAACGCTTCCATGCTGGCGCTTGCGCGCGCTGGGGTGTCTGCGTTCGTTGGTAGCGCGATCGTTCGCGGAGCGAAGGATGCAGCCATGGCTATGTATGAGGCAAGCGCCTCTGCCCAGCGGCTGCAGACCATGCTGGATTTTGCATCCGGTGGGAATGGAGCGCGCGAAATCGAGTACCTGCGCAAGGTGACGAATAGCCTGGGACTGCAGTTTTCCAGCACGGCCGCTGCTTACGGGCAATTCCAGGCTGCGGCGAAGGGTACTGCGCTAGAAGGCCAGAAGGCTGCAGCGGTCTTTGAGTCCGTTGCCAAGGCTTCGGCGGTGATGGGCCTTCGCGCCGATCAGACCAGCGGCGTGTTGCTGGCCCTGCAGCAGATGATCAGCAAGGGCACTGTGCAGGCCGAAGAGCTGCGGGGGCAACTGGGCGAGCGTCTGCCCGGCGCGTTCCAAATCGCAGCACGCGCTATGGGTGTCACGACGGCGGAACTGGGCAAGATGCTGGAGCAAGGCCAAGTCGTGGCCGAGGACTTTTTGCCCAAGTTTGGCAAGGCTCTGGAGGAGAACCTAGGCGGTGCAGCAGAAAAGGCGGCGGACCGCCTTGACGCTGCGGTGAACCGGTTCGACACAGCATGGGAACGCCTCAAGAAGAACTCTGGTGACTCCGGAGCAAGCCAGTTCTGGTCTGGGCAGCTTGCCATCCTCACCGACGCCATGGACGGCGTGTCCGTCTCTATGGAGCTCGCGCGTGCGCAGGGGAAGGGTTTCGCATCTCAGATGCTTGCGGGCGCTGGCGCGGCCCTCCAGTTCATCAACCCTGTTCAGGCCATTGGATACACGGCCATAGAGACCGGAAACCAGCTAAAGCAGGCTGAGAAGAGCTTAGATGATTTGCGTACCTCCGGGGCGAAGGGCAGTAGCAACCTCATGCTGCGCGAGGCGTACGCCCATGCTGAGCGTTTGGTAGAGAAGCTGCGCCAGGCCAAAAAGGAGCAAGACGCACTGCTTGGCGGCCCTCAGGTTTACACCGAGGGGATGGGCAACAGCCCGGTTGTTCAGCGGCAAAACCGGGAGCGCTCCGCATTTCAGTCGGAGATGGACAAGTACCTCTCCGACAACAGCCGCCAGACTCGCGCCCAAATGCGCGAGGAGGAAATCGGCAAGGCTCGCAAGCGCAATGCAGAGTTGATTGCCAAGGCGGAAGGCGACACCAACGCCGTGCTCCAGCTTCAGGCTGCCCTCAAGACCGAGATCTCCAACATCGAGGAGAAGTACAAGGACAAGGCCGCGCCGCGCGCCAGTGCAGAGGCCAACGCCTACAAATCCCTGACGGAAGCCCTGCGCGAGAAGATCGCCGCAGAGCAAGCGGAACTCTCCGGTGGCGCAAAGCTGTCCGAGAACCAGAAGCTGCGTATCAAGTACGCGGAAGATTTGCAAGGCTCGCTCAAGGGCATCAGTGCGGCGCAGCGCTCGGTGATCGAAGGCTACCTGGACGAGCACAAGGCAGCGGAGCAAGCGAACATTGCGGCCCGCGAGGCGATGAAGGCCGCGCAGGAGATTGCGGCGGCACGCAACAGGGAGGCCGCAGGCATCGATGCTTGGATTCGCGCGCAAGAGGATGCCGCCCGCCAGTCACTAAAGTCGGTGCAGGACCGCATCCACTCGATGGAGGATGAGGCGCGGGCCATTGAGCTTTCGCACGCCCTGAATGTCAGCTTGGCGGAGGCCATCGAACTTGTCGCCATCGCCCGCCTGGAGGAAAAGCAGGCGGGGTTCTACGAGGGCTCCGAGGGTTGGGAGGCCATCCAACGAGAGATCAATGCGCGCCGGGAACTGCTGGTTCTGATTGGCAGCAAGGAAGCGCGCGAGGCCAACAAGCGCGCTGCAGAAGAAGCTGCCAAGGACTGGGAACGCACCGCGCAGACCATCAGCGACACCCTGGCCGACTACATCATGGGCGGCGGCAAGGATGCCGCGCAGTACCTCAAGCGCTTGTTCGCCACGCTGGTGCTGCAGCCTATCGTGCAGATCGGCGTCGGCGCGCTTCTGGGCGCTGGTCCGGGTGGGCAACTCGTCTCGGCGGCCATGGGTGGCGCGGGTGGTGGCAGTGCGTTGCTGAATAACGCCGGCTTGGTGGGCGCGGGCGCGCAAGCCATCTGGGGCCTTTCGGCTGGCGCCTCCACTGCCTCGCTGGTCGGTGCAAATGCGGTCGGCATGGCTGGCGGCGATGCGCTGGGCGCGCTGATCGCGGGCAACGGCGCTTGGGCGGGCGTAGGCACCGGGGCAGGCGCGGCGGCTGGCAGCGGCTTCATGGGTGCGCTCTCTGCAATCCCCGGATGGGGTTGGGCACTTGCGGG